AGGGTTTTTCTTTCGATAAGCAGCAACACCTTTTTTAGTCATACCAGCACCAGACTTAGTAGGTCTGTAGTTACCGCCTTTACTTGTAGTTCTTCTTATTGGCTTTGCTTTTTTTCTCTCAGCCATTAGTTTCTGTCAGATAGATTTCTTAATCTTTCCACATCAATGTTTTCCATTGTTTTATCTTTCTGAAGTTTTTGTAACTCAAGAGCAATACGTCCTGCTGCTATTTCTTCTTGAGCGTCTATACGTTCACGAGCAATAGAGGACTTATCTAACGCTTGCATTTGACTGAATTCCTTTTTTTGTTCTGTCATATTATTCTGAAATGCTTCTTGTTGCGTTTTTATAACTGTATTAGTTTCAAACTCTTTAGCATCTTGTTGTAATTTAGCACCTTGTAGAGCTAACTCTTGTTGACGAATTTCTACTAATGGATCTTTATTGGCAGGAGGTGCAAGTACTTCAGACATCTGTACAGACATCTCGGCAATACGTTGAGCTACTTCATTTTCAATTTCCATCTGTATAGCTTGCATTTGCTCTGGAGGAATTTGACCTTGGAATTGTTCCTGCAACTGTTGGAGTTGAGGTCCAAATTCTTGTTCAACAATCTCACGAGCTTGTAATGCTAGATGCTCGTAAATGTGAGCCTCTAATAAAGAAATAATATTAATGTTAGCCATCGCAGCTGGTGTTCTTAACAATGTTAAATGTGTTTGAATATGAGCTTGATGATCTTGTTTTGGAAAGGCTTGAAGTCCTCTTCCTTGTAATGCATTGGCATTTTCAATACCTGGATCTACAGGTTGCGGTTGCGGAGGTGGTGGTAAAAGCTTTTCAATATTACGAACACCTAAAGCTTCGTACATTCTATGATAGGCTTCGTACATACCAGCTTGACCATGAACTTGTGGGTTAGATTGAATGAGTTGCAAGCTTGTTTGTGCAATAGCAATTCTTTGTGCTGTAGAAAAAATGTTAGGATCTGATACAGGCATCACATCTATTCTGTCATCAAAGTCAGCTTGTTTAATATTTGGATCTCCGCCACTTACTTCATAAGGATATGTAGGTGGTAGATAATCTCTAAATAAACCAGCTAAAAGATTAAATTCTATTTTTTGTGCATAGTGTAATCTTTTATGTATAGCAGACATAATCTTTGTACCACGCTCTAGCATAGCAACAGTAGAACCAACGGGTCCGTTTTGTTCTGCTAAAGGCATGTCAGCAACAGATGCAAATCTCTTACCGCTTTCTACTATTATACCAAGCAACTGTAACAATGTTCCTGAAGGTTCCTTAAAAGGTAATGGTATAATAGATGCTCTCAGGTCACCCCCTGGAGCATCTATATCTCTAAATTCACCTGGCTGTAATGGCTCAGCTTCGTCACGAATTCGTATACCTCTAGCTTTAAAGCCAGCAGGTAAGTTTGCTAATGTACCAGCGTCAATTAACTGACGAAGGATAGATGTAGCAGAACGAGAAAGATTACCAATAATATGTGGTAACCCAAATCCGTAAAAACCTAGACCCGGTAAAAATTTGTAATGTACAAAATATTTATTAGGATCTTTTTTAGGATCCTCTTCTTGATAGTTTCTTCTGATACTTAAAATATTAGAAGAGCCTACATCAATAGTAACTATGTAAGGTACTTTGATACCTGTTGGTTCTCCATCTTCACCAACATCTTCAAAACCTTCAAGCTCTAAATAAGTATGTATTTCGTAAATTTCTAAATCATCTTCTTCATAAGTGTTGGAAGCAGACTCGCCAGAAACTTTTTCTATAGTCTCTTGTAGGTCTGAGTACACACTTGTTGGTTGAACAGGAACATCTCTGTAGACTCCAGATACTTGGAACTTACGAACATCGTTGCCTGTCATTTTTAATCTGTGTGTTAAACGAACAGCGTTCGATAAATCAACAGAATTATAAGGTACAATAATATCTTCAGAATGAACAAAACGTGCCACAGGCCGTTCCTTCATTTCGTCATAATAAACTTTCTTAAACGCCGAACCAGATAACGGTAAGTAGAACAACAACTGATCTAGTTCAGGGTCGTACTCTTCCATGTTGTAACAAATCTGATAGTTCATAAAGTCTTGAACTCTTTGTGATTGTTTTTCTGTTTCAGGGTTTGGGTCGCCAACTATCTGAACTCTAACAGGTCCACCGGCTGGTAATAATTCTTTATAGGCTTGGGCTTGGAATTGCGTAACACTCTCAGCAAGAACAGGATGCGTAACACCGGCTGCTCCCTCAAAAGGTTCTGTTCTGTCATCTTCTTCTACACCAAGAAGTTCTAAACCACGTTGGTATATTTTTTCCCAATCTTCACGGGCTGAAATATCAGACTCAACTGCAGCAATAAGATTAGAAGACAAAGCTCCTAATTCTTGTGTATCCATGTATTCTGAAAGGTTAGCATCGAAAGGAATTCCTTCCTCTTCAATTATTGTCTCATCGACAAACTCTCCAACTTCAACAGAACCATCTTCCATTTCTGTCATCTCGCCTGAAGCTATTGCCTCAGCAAGTTGTGGATCTATTTCAGCAGTATCAATAGGATTACCTTCAATAGATAATTCTTCTTCTTCTGGACCACCTTGTCCAAACGGATTCTCAGCCATGTGACTTCCTTATATTAAAAAGTTCCTGCGAACTTACCACCTCTAGTGGCAGCACCCATTGATTTCATAGTTCCTGCACCAGGACCTTCTGGAACCTTTATTGTGACTTGACCTTTAGTTTTTTCAACTTTAGGTGTTTTAGTATGTGTTCTTAATATTGGTATAGGCATTAGTAATACTCCCTTTTGCTAGGAACGTGTTCGTCCCACATTTCATCGCTTGGATGACGTACAAAGCCACCTTCACGAAATCTTAGTATAGCTTGTGACATGGAATCTACCAAGTCATCATTATCTCCGAAAGGAAAAGAAGCACACTCCTCAACCATTTCTTCTGCCCAAAGAAAATCTGGTCGCCATACAAGGCCAGATTCAAACATTGGGGCACAGGCATGAACCCTAGAAACTTTATCTTGTCCAGCTCGTCTTCCGCCTGGTGAAAAAGTTATAACAGGTATCCCCATATTTCTCAACTCCTGAGTTAAAGGTAACCCAGAAGCTTTAGCTTCAATTAAAACTACATCTGGATTATGCTCTGAATATGATTCCATTGCAATTCTTTTTAATTCAGGAAACTCCCATCTACCTTTTTTACAGTCTAATAAAATAATATTAGGACCTGAGTCTTCATCGGCATAAAAAACGCCCCATGTACTAATAGCACTGTAATCGGCTGTTTGAGATTTTAAGAACGCAGTATCATAAGATTGTAGAACATATTCACACTCTGGCGGCTTATCTTCTTCCCACATTTTCCACCATTCTCTTTTTACAATAGCACCCTCAGCAGAAGTAGGTTTCTGTAACCACTGAGCATTCCACTTAGCAACAGGCAAAGAAGACTTAACTTTAAGCAGTTCATCTTCAGACCAGAAGTTTGGCCATAGAACTTTGCCGTCATCAAAGATAGCTGGGAATTCAACAACCTCCCATTGATCAGAGTTCTTTTCTGTTTGTTTTTTAAGGACCTCAGCTGTCAAATCTTTTGTAGACCAACGAGTCATAACGACAACAATCGAACCACCTGGCTGTAATCTTTGTCTTGGACCTGATGTATACCACTCATAACAATTTTCCATAGCAGTTGCCGATAAAGCATCTTGCTCGGAATGAGGATCGTCAATAATGAGGAGGTCAGCACCACGACCAGTTATCGCTGCACCAACCCCCGCCGCAAAGTATTCGCCACCATCTGTCGTAGCCCAACGTCCCGCTGCCTTGGAGTCAGTGGACACTTTTGTATCTTTAAAGATGGTTTTATAATCTGCACTATCTACTAATGCTTTACACTTACGACCAAAACCTGTTGCAAGTTCTGTTGTATGTGTTGCTTGAATTATTTTTAATTTAGAATTGAGTCCCAACATGTACGCTGGAAAATAAATAGATGCAAACTCAGATTTTGTATGTCGAGGAGGCATATTAATAATTAATCTTTTAATTTTTCCTTCTGCAATGTCTTGTAATTTTTTTGCATAGACCTTGTGATGGTTACCTAAAATAAAATCAGGCCAACAACTTTCAACAAACTTTAAAAAATTTGCTCTGGCAGCATCAGTTTCTTCTAGGAAGTTTAATCTTTTTTGTAAATCAAGAGCGTAGCGTACTTGCTCTTCATCTAAAGTTTCATAGTTAACTTCTTTGACCATCATAAATCCTATTAACCCATAACATCAGTTCGTCGTCTGACATTGTGTGTTTCATTATATTAACACCCCAACAAACAAGTCGTACATTTTTTATTGTATAACCTTTCTTACCATTTATTCTATCAATAGAAACATTAGTAGGAATTCTTTTTCCACTACCGTCTCGGTGATGTGTCATTGTCATGCCACTAACAGAACATTTACCCTTACAATCTTCCCATTTCTTTTTTATATCATCAAAGCACAAATCCCACTTAAAAGTAGACTTTCTTATGCGACTTGATTTTAATTGACTGAAAGCTCTACGAAGATAAAGGATGGGGTCTTTATTTGTTCTATTATTTCTTTGAACTGCCTTACATGACATGCATTGATGACGATGATAAAAGCCTGCACGAGAGTTAACTTTCTCAAAGGCTGTTATTTCTTTCGTTACACCACAGGTGCTGCATTCACGAAATTCCATAAAAACCTACATATAGTGGTTTGGGATTCGTTGCAACCTAAATGTTGTTATATGATGTTAGATACACAGAAAACGATAGTTGAAAATGATATTATATTAATAAAATGAAGCATATTTGACCCTTATATAAAGGTGTTATATACCCCTTACTGTATTAATCAAATGAATTGTATTAATAAGATATATTTAGGATCCTAATACTGCTAAAGCTATTAAAAGAACACCAATTCCTATGCCAATATATTTCTTTATTGAGGGTGTTTCTTCGTATGCTTCGATTTGTGGAGTCCCTGGATCATCAGCAATGTAATGACCTTGTTTTGTCCGAGCACGCTTACGCAAAGGTGCCTTCTTAGTAGTTGTTTTTTTAGTTGATGCTTTAGCCATTTTTACTCTCCCTAATTTTTCTCATAGCACGTCCACCGAACCAAAAACTAATTACGGTAGAAAACAATATTGCCGTCTCTTGGTCCCAACTATTTAATATAGCTTGGGATACATCATCGCCTTCCTTAACTGCAACATATACAGCGAGTCCTTTAATGGTACCAAAGAGTATAAAAAAGAAATAAGTAATGACGGGACGAACAGAAGCTTGTAACGCAGAAATAAATGATGATTTATTATTTTTAGCAACCTCTGAAGCATGTAAGTAGATGGAGCGTGACTCCTCTACGTCTGCTTTCGCATCGAGCTCTTGTACTTTCAGCTTGCTAAGAGTATCAGCATACTTAGCTTTCGCTTCGAGCATGCGTAAGTCGTGCTTGTTAGACTGACCTTTTTCAAAAAAACCTAATATACTCGGTAAGAACGACGTTCCAAATCCGAGAAGACTACCAAACAAAGAGAGCATAATTACTCTGCTTTATTTTTTGTTTGAATGTGTATGTCTACTTCTTGTGATTCAGGAATGTTTGCTTTTAAGTTGATGTTACTTGATGAGCAACCAACAGTTACTAATACCACTAAAGTTAAAACTAAATATTTCATATCTACCTCTTGTTATATTTTTTATACTACCTTCTTACGAGAAAGTCAAAACTGAGGATTAAATACGTTTATATCTGGATAATTTTGAGGAGCAGCATTCTGGAGTTGCCTAGGATTCCTTAAAGAATTCATGTAGATACTGAAGTTAGCAATCTTATTCATGTCGATAGGATCTGTAATGCTTGTCTTGGTTTCCATATTTGGTGGAACTTGAGTCCCTTGTGGAATAGGAGCTGCACCTTGTTGACCAAAAGGACTTGAAGGCCCCATAGGTCTTTGTTGTGGCATCATCATTCCCATAGGCATTGGAGGTCTTTGACCGCCAGGTGGCATTCCACCTTGAGGCATTGGAGGTCTTGTTCCGGGATGCATGTAAGGTTGTTGTTGTTGAGGTCTACCACCAGACATAAAGTTATAAGCTTGCCCGCCACTTGTTGCATTATTCATAGGTCCTTGATTCATGGAACCATTTTGCATAAAATTTTGGGGACCTCTATTTTGCATATTTGGATTTGGAAACATGATTATCATTTTGATTATTTTTTTTCTAATGTCAATAGAAAGGGCTAGGGAACCTAAAGTTTAAAATTGCTGTGCGTATGGCATAAACCTACTTCTCGGAGCTTTGCTCCTCGAGTGTGCGAGCGTGGGAGGGGGGGTAGCAAAAAAGCAACACCCCCACCTTAGAATGGTTCTAGGGAACCTAGACGATTTCTAGAGAGCTTTCTAAGAGCTTTCTATCTTCTTCGCTAGCTTCACCCCCCAATAATCTATTGAGGGCTTCTAGCTCTTCTTTAGTCATTCTATTCAACGTTGGTACGTCTATCGCTTCTCTAAATAAGTTTTTCATTACTGACACCTAATTTTGCTGTAACTTTTTTGACTGACAATCTCATTGACTTGTTGAGGGCTATCAAATTTGAGAGTTATCTCATAAGAACCATCTCTTTTATTCTTAGTAGAATATGCAACGTCCCATCTCTCTAAAGTTTTAGCAATATTAACTTTGCTTGCTGATACCTCAACTAATGAAACGATACGACCCTTTCCGTCACTATCAATAAGTCCGTCAAATTGATTGTGTTTAGCTTGCTGAAGTAATGGGATCAAAAGTTCTTTTCCTTTCTCTCTCATTTTAGTCATCTTCACTAATGCGTCATTAATATTAATAAAGTTAGTCGCTATTTCCTCATGAGTTAAATCAAGATTAAATAGTTTGGTTTGGTCTATATTTTCTTTTAACATTTTCTTTTATCCTTGGGCTTAGCCCTTTGATTAACAATATAAATAGAATATCATATTAATCAGATT